GAAGAGTACAAAAAAGAAATAGCAGAACTCAAGGCTATCGTTTTGTTGCATTCTAAGCAATTAAAGAAAAGCGATAGTGCACTTGCAGCGGCAACCACAAAAATTGAGATTTATACTCAGTTAGGTAAAATCCCAAGAAAATGATTAGGCTACTATTGATATTGCCATTATTTATAACTAGTTGTTCAAATGTTGAGCAAGAAAAAGATGCTGAGTTGGATTCGATTATTCGTGAAGCCGATTCAATATATTTTGAAAGCCACAAAACAATGTACAAACACGATTCTATTTCATTAGTTGCTGATAGCATTAAAAACGCTCAAGTAGCCGCAATCGAATCTAACATAAAAGTAATGTCAACTACCCTAGTGAAAGAAAAAAAACGCAGTAAATTAGCGATGGTATTATCTCAAGTTGTTGGAATAGATACCATTGTAATTCACGACACAATAATTGTACAAAAATGAAATTTTTAGAATTACTCACTAAACACGCAACATCAATTATCGCATTTATTGTGATAACTTTGTGCTTCTTCGTTTTGATAAGCATAGTATTCTATGACTTCCCAAGCGAACAAAAAGATATTTATTTTACCATTAGCGGTGGCGTATTGTCAATTATAACAATGATAATAAGTTATTACTTTGGTGCAAGTAAAAATGAAAAAGAACCTAATTAACAAAATATATGAAAAACACTAATTTAGGCACGGCTCTTCTAGGTTTAGCAATCTCTTTAGGTGCTATCTACGTTGTAGCCTACGTTGCAGGAAAAGGTTTCTCAAAGGCTTCTAAGTAATGAAAGAAGTTTTTTCGGAAATATCGAAAGCAACGGACGGAAAGTACGGGCAAGGAGTTCTCTATGCGGGGGCGGTTGGATTAATATTATCTGATATTATCCCTACCCCCGCTGATGCCCTTTACTTTTATTATGAAAGAAAATTGCGCAACCAATGGAAGGCGGGTACGATTACCCCTCAGAAATATTGGCGCAAATCAGTATCGGCTTATTATCTTTTGAATCCTATTTGGTGGACGGGTGTTCTAGCAACTCTTTATTATGTTAAAGGTGATGTTAAACAGAAAGCCAAGATAGGTTTAGCAGTTGTAGGTGTTGGTGCAGTTATTGGTATTATATACAGAAACTATACTAAAGATATACAAGAAGCGAAAAAAGAGGTAATGGATGAGATAGAACCCAAAGTGGAATTTACGGGTACTGAAAGACCCAAAGCACAAGTCGGTAAATATCGTGCCGTTATGAGGCAAGGTAATTACATAAAATTTATAGCATAAATGGAAGCAACCCAAATAGCAACACAACAAGTAGCACAAGAAGCAACAAATGCCGCATCAATGGCAACTAATCCTATCCCTCCTACTCCCGCAACTATGGCGGCTCAAGGAATGAACTTAGAACAAGGTGGAGATGCCCCCGAAGGTGATTCTGATGGAAGTAGAGATTGGGGTCAATGGATTGCGATAGGAATTATTTCTTTAACCATTGTTTCATTGGTTATGCAAATCTATGTTCAAAGAAAAAGTATGATGAAATTGGACAAAGATGATGAATCAATGAAAAAAGATATTAATGAGTTAAAATTCAACTTGAAGAAAAATATGGGTAGTAAGTATGAAGAACTACCTTGATGAAATAATTTACGGCAATCCTACTGATGACTTCCTACCTTATCTACGTAAAGGTGGGTCTGATTATATTTTTGATGATTTAAAAGAATATCCTTATCCAACAAACTCAAGTGAAGCAGCAAAGGATGAGATTAGAGTTTTGATTCAATATCAAAATTTACCCGAACAACAAAATGAAGAATTAGTTGGTAGATATATTGAATACGATAAAAACTTAATTGAAATTTTTAAGAACTACTGCAAAAACAAAGTAGGACAAAATTTAGATTCTCAAATTGATGAAATTATAGAAGATACCAAATTTTTGGTAGTCAAATTAAAATTTCACTATCAGAGAATAAGACCATATCAATTAGCGGGGCAATACAAGGCAAAATTGTTTCCGTTTAAATCATTGGCAGCAGTTAATCCCTCTTATCCAAGTGGGCATACTTTTCAAGCAAGGGTATTAACTGAATTTATAGGGAATAAATATCCCGAACATTACGAAACACTTTCTAATTTAACACACGATGTAGCCACAAGTAGATTGTTTTTAGGACTTCATTATCCAACTGATAATGACTTCGCGCACATTTGCGCTAAGAGACTAGTACAATCGAAAGAATTCACAAGTAAGTATGGAATATGAATTTCTATTAAATCCAATAGGTAAGCCACGAATGACACAAAGGGATAAGTGGCTCAAACCTCCCCGACCCGAAGTGCTGAGGTATAGATTGAGTTGTCAAGCAATTCAATTTTTTGCAGCATCGCAAAATTTTCTTTTAAAAGACGAAGCAAATATTATATTTGTATTGCCAATGCCGAGTTCTTGGTCGAATAAAAAACGACAAAGAATGTGTGGTACTAAACATCAATCAAAACCCGACTTAGATAATATTATCAAGTTTGTATTTGATGCGTTGAAACCCGAAGGCGACCAAACTATTCATTCCATTGTGGCAAAAAAAATATGGGGTGAAGAGGGCAAGATAATTTTTATTGAAAATGACAACAACACCGAAGAACTCACTTAGGAGCATTGAGAATCTATTTGGAGCAATCAGTTCCTCTATCCGAGAGATAGGTATTCAAAATACTATTCATTTACTAGAAAAGGGTCAAAGTCACAACGTATGGAAAAGTGATTTGTCTTTAGCGGCTCAAAGTGTTTGTGAAGTATTTGATATTTCAACCGTGATTTTGTTTGGTAATAGTAGAAAGTATCCAAGGAAATACGCATTTGCTTGTTGGGTATGGTTGTGCTATTACGATAGAAACTATTCCGTTATAGATTTGCAAGGCTATGCGAAAACAAGTGTTTCCACAATTTCAAAAGCAAAACAATTCATCGACAATTTTCCTAATGATACGGCATTTGAAAAGAAAATACACCAAAAATTAGAACAATCGAAAATCAAACTTAAAGAACTCCTTAATAGATAATATATGAGCACAGAGAACAATTTTGAAATAGATTTTAATCCACTACAAGAAAATGTTATTCAGAGAGAATACACTAAACCAAACGTACAAGTAGTAGATACAAGTCCTATTGAAGAACCCGTTTTTATTTCTCCAAGTTTTGAAGAATTGCAAAGCGGTTTAGAAAGCAATATTAATCCCGAACAACCATCACAAGGAGATGGTAGGACTGTTTGGGGTCAAAATGGCGATTCTTCTTCAGCAAACCCATATACTGAAACACTAGACAAAAAAGACCAAAAAGCGGCTTCCGCTGCATTGGTTGAGGCAGTGTTAGATGGTTATACTCAATTGAATGGATTTGCTAATAAGTTAGTTCAATTCAATCCTAAGAAAGTTGAAAATTTAATGCAAAGTGGGGAAATCGACCCCAATATAAGTTTACCCGTTGGTGGAACAAATGTATCAATACTTGACTACATTCAAGAATACAATGCACAAACAGATGGTGTAATATCTGTAAGTGATGAATTCAAGGATAAGGTAAGACCCGTTATGCTTCGTGTGTTTATGAAGCGTAATATTGGTATGACCGATGAGCAATTATTGGCTTATTATTTTGGTGTAGATATTATTTCAAAAGGGGCAACAGTTTTTGCACTACGCAAACAAAATTCGGAGTTGTTAGATTCTTTAAAAGAAATGACCTCACAAAGAGTTTCTACCCCACCTCCAAGTGCACAACCTAGACAAGAGGCTAAGAGGGAAGAACCCGTAGAAAGCCCTAGATACGAAGAACCTAAAAGCGAACCTACTAGACAATATGTAGAGCCCGAAGAGGTTAGTAACTTTGAACCCGTACAAGAGGCTATTGTAGTTGATGAGCCATTACGTAAGTCAAGAACAAAAACTTCTATGCCACAATTCGGGGATGCAAGTATTTTGCAACAGATGGAAGATATTGCAAATGACAAACCTAGAAGGACTAGAAGAAAGAAAGCGTAATATACCTTTTGGAAGAAAAGTAGTATATTTGTTTTATGAAAGACAAATACACTATCTACAAACTTTTCTTCAAAGGCGATGAAAGAATATACGTTGGCAAAACATCATTAAGGTTAGAGCAAAGAATGAACACTCATATTCAAAACTTGAAAAGAGATTTACATACAAATAAATATTTTGTATCTGCTTACAAGAAGTATGGGCAAGATAATTTATTTATTGAGCCATTGGAGATTTGTTCATTTGACAATGCATCAGAAAGAGAAGTATTTTGGATAAAGTATTTTCGTCAACAAGAGAGGGAGTTAAATAAAATAATCCTTTACAATATTTTAGATATTTCAAATGGTTCTATTCAGTATAAATTAACTGAAGAACAAAAAAGAAAAATAAGTGAAAAAGCAAAAGGTAGAAAAAAGACTATTGAACACAAACAAAAATTAAGCGAAGTGAATAAAGGTAAAAAACACACCGAAGAGTCCAAGCAGAAAATAAGAGAATGGTATGAGAAAAGTGGTGGATGGACTTACGAACAACGTAAAATGATGGGAGAAGCCGCTTCTTACAAAAGAAGTGATGAAACTAAAAGTCGAATGTCCAATGGTACAGAATCTTCTATTGCTCAAAAAAAAGGTATGACTTTAGAACAATGGCAAGAACATAAGAAACAAGCACTTAAATATTGGATTGAAGATAAAGCAACTTTAACTCAAGTAAAAGAAAAATTCAATGTAGATAAGAGTATGTTATATGTTTGGAAGAAAAAATATTTAGAAGGGCAAAATCTATGAGAGAGCCAAAATTAGGTGTTGCGGTGGGCAAAAAAGGGTGTGGCAAATCATTTACTACCAATAAGTTAGTGCAAGATTATGTGATGGGAAACCCCGCTAGTGGGATACTTCCAAGGAAAGCACTAATACTTGATGTGAATGATGAGTTTACCCATATTAAGGCAATTGCACTGAAAGATTTAATCAAGTTTAGTTTACATCCCGTTGTTGAAGCAAGAAGAGTTAGACCTTTTCATCCGAATGGTAAAAAAATGACCCTAGACGAACTAGGACATACTTTAGGAGTGATTTTAGACAACTATAGCGGAGGTTTACTATTGATTGAAGATATTAACCGCTACATCAGCGATAGTATGCCTATGGACTTAATGGGGGCTATTGCAACGAACCGACATAGGGACTTAGATATTATTTTACACTACCAAGGTATAGGGAGGGTTTCCCCGAAGGTTTGGCAAAATATGAATTGGCTTCGGTTTCATAAAATTACGGAAAGCACAAAAAGACACGAAAAGAAGTTTGAAGATAAATATGAATTGTTGCGCATAACCGAGTTTATGGTAAACAACGAATACTTTGCCGATAATATTAGATTTTATCAGTATGTGGACGTAGAAAATATGTGTTTAATAGGAAAGATTGACGAGAAAAAGTTTGAGGTTGCTTGTACTCAATATTTAGAAGAAAATTATCGAAGGGTAATTACTCCAATGCTCCAAGTTAGGACTTCTACTAACAAACCGAAATATACCCACGATAGTGCGATGAAATCGGAACTCCAACGACTAAAAAAAATGTACTTAAAGTAAAACAATGAAGCCCCCAACATAAATGGGGGTTTTTTATTTAATATACCTTTAAAGGGGAATGTTGCGTTTTCAGTTATTAAAAAGACTAATCATTAATAGTTAATCTTTAAAAATAAATTTGCTTTGACTTGCGGTCTGAACCTCAAGCGAATTAACAAAATTATGAACGCAACAACTATTAAAAACATTCTAGGACAAGTAGCCATCGTAGCCGTTGGTGTGCTAGTGGCAAATCAAGTTCAATTGATGATTGACAAAGCCAAAACCAAGTAAAACAATTTAAAAACAAAAAATTATGAGTAATATCCGCAAGTATCTCGCAGCAGCACAAGGTCGTGCTCACGAGTCTTTTTTAAATGCCGATGGATTCTTCGATAGTGATTTATCTTTCACTGCTTCTGAAGATTTTATGTCTGCAAATGGCGAAATGGGTGGTGGAAGTGCCCCTACATCTCAGCCTTACATCATTCAAATTTCAAACACAGGTTCTGCTACCTCTAACTTTGACGTATTAGGTTCTTACGAATACATCAACAATAGTGGTTTCAATGCAGCAGGTTCTCTAGTTATTGGTTCAACTACCATTAGTTCAGCAGTACCAAACGTAAACTACCGCCAAATGTTGTATCAGTTTATGAACAACCCATTCAGCGTTGGTTTGACTTATATCCAATCTGCTTCTAGCACTCAGTTGTTGGAAGTAATCAGCGTAGAAACTCAAGACGCTAATGGTAACTTGGCTCAAAAGCCTTTAGTACCAACAATCGACCCATATCAGCAACAGACAACTGTGTTGGCTATGCGCTACGGGTACAGAATTGATGGTTACACTAAGTTAATCATTAACCAAATCTTGGCTTCTACTAGCGTTAAGTTGTACTTGTACCCAAGCGACAACATCAACTTGGCTCGTGGATTGAATGGAAATGCAGTAAGCCGTCAATTCGGTTCTCCTGGCATTGTACGTTCACAACCCGTGAAATTAGTAGGTTAATCCAACTTTTAACCATAAGAAAGGGGTGGGTGGTTTCGCCCTCCCCTTTTTTTATTTATAACACAAAAAAGAAAATAAAATGAACTTTTACGAATACATCGCTAAATCAAATCCATACGGGGCAAAAGCCGTAATTAATCAATTCGGTTATCAAGTAGTTGACCCTCGTAGAATGGGCGATAATCTTCGTATGTTGGTAGCCCAAGAAGGCGAACCCGCATTAAAAGCAATAGCCGAAATACATCCCGACAAAGATTTATTTGTTGAGTTGTACTCAAACGCAAATGGCAATTGTGGATGCAAGAAAAATGAAAGTTTTTTGGGAGCGGACGGAATCCTTACGGGGGCAGTTTTAAATAACAACCAACAACAAAATGATTCGACAAAATTGGCATTACAAACTAATGCTATGTTGATAGCGGCAACAATCATTATAGCCGCAGCAATTATTGTATCAAAAAAATGAAATCACTAGAACCAAATAAAATCTACGCCCTTACGGCTTATACGATTGATAACAATCCAAAAGAAACCATTGCTTTAATTCGTAAGAATGGTGTAATGATAGCGGACAATGCTTCTTCAACACAAATTGAAAAAGCCTTTGCTGCATTATTGCCAAAAAGCGAAAAATTTAGGAATGATTTTTCTAAGTTAATTTTAAGAACGGCTCAAGAGGATTATAGCGGTTTTGCTGCAACTGATTTACCTAGTGGTAAAGGGCTTTCTACTTCAGACCCATCATCTTCGTCAAAAGTATTTATGACTTTAGGTGGTACTCCCCCAATAGAGCCACCTACGGGTCTAACTACAAGACCAAAGAAAAGTTTTTCAGATACGGCAGTAGGCTCTTTTTTAAGTGGTCTATTTACTCCCGAAAATGCTACAAGTGCAATCAATACGGGTTTAAATATTTGGTCAATTAAACAAACGGGACAACCTGCAAATGTTGTTTCAACTGACTTGAATTCGGGTAGAGATGAACTATCTTCAATCGGAAGCGGTAGAGGTATTTCAACTACTACCACTGTTTTATTAGTTGTTGGAGCGATAGCATTGATAGGTGTTGCAGTTTACTTTTATAAAAAGAAGTAAAATATGGAACAATTTGAGGATGCATTAGATAACGTAAAAAAAATAAAGAGCCAAGATGCTCACGATTCTTTCGTAGATAAATCTAAGAAAGTAATTAAAGGTGGTGCAGTTGGTGTAGTTGCGGGTCTAATGTATGCTTGGTACTCTAAAAAGAACCTTTACGTTTTTGCCGTTTTAGGAGCAATTGGTGGAGGTGCAATAAATTACTTTTTATTTGAAAGAGATTAATATGACACTTGATTCAAACATAGTAAACAAACAATTTTTCAATCCACAAATAAGTCGAGTTAAAAACTTGACTTTAAGTGCTGATGGTGATAATTCAGAAGATGAAAAATTAAATACAACACAAGAAGAAAATATGGGTGGAATATTGATGTTTTTAGGTGTTGCTCTAGGTGCATACATAATCTATAATTTATTTAAAAAATGAAAAAAGAATACATATACTACGGACTAGGGATATTGGCAGCGGTGCTAATAATTAAGTCTTTAAAAAAAGACGATGTTTTGGATTCCGCTACTAATGGAAATCCTCAGCCCGATGGATTTGCTAATTTCACACAAGATGAAATTACTTTCGATGACCAACTTTACAAAAAACAACCATTTTAATTTATAAAATTATGAACAAAACAACAAAAACTATCTTAACTCTTGCCGTTGTGGCGGGTGTTTTGTATTTCGTTTTCAAGAAGCCAAAACCAACGGCTACCACTACGACTACAGAGGGTAATAAATAATTATTTATCTTTGAAGTATGGCAAATAACAATTTGTTATTGTATGGAGGTGTTGCCGTTGCGGCAATACTTCTTTACAATAGATATAAGAAAAAACCCGAAAGCACTACTCAAGGTGGTGGAGGCGGTGGAGGCGGAGGAACAATAATTTTGCCTCCTAGCCCCGTTACTCCATCAACTCCCGTAAGTGTAACTATTTCTTCAATGCCCGTTACTCCTCCTAGTGGAGCAACTGCTGCAAAAGAAGGAGCATCTTCACCTATTTCAGCGGGTAGTACTGCAACGGCTGACAAGATTTTGAAGGATAGTGGTATTTTATTGCCACCTCCAACTCCAACTTCAACGGGTGGTGTTTATGTACCAACTCCAACTTCGGGTAGTGTTGTAATACCAAGTGGTGCTACAGATACGGGTATGGGAACAATGACTTTACCATCATCTGCTACAAGCGGTTTGGGGGATAAAGTGATTTTGAAATTTTCGGGTTACGGAAAAGAATTATTTTTGAGCGATATTCGCAAAAATTAATATGTTGAGTGCAAATCAATTATATAGAGAGAGTGGAAGTACATTACCATTTCGTGAGTGGATTGAAAGAGAAAAATCCAAAGGCGTTTTTATTCCTAATGTGAAGGCACAAGAAGAATTTAACAATGCAGACGGAGGGGATGAACTAGAACCAACTCAACAGATAAAAGAAAATTTACAAATCGGTAGCATTATCGGGAAAAATTTACTATTTGTTGGGGTCTTAGTAATTGGTGGAATCTTAATTTATAGAATGTATAAAAAAGGTGCTAACTAACAAACAAATAAAGACCTATGGCTTAATCGCTCTAATAGCATTGCTTATCTATGCTAATAGGGGAAGTCTTAACCCATCCAAAAAACCTTTGGACGCGGATAATGACTCCGATGATGCTATTGATAGGGCTTTATCTAAAATTAAATCGGGCAGTGTACAAGTTAATAGTACTCCCGAAGATGTTAGGAGGGCGGGTCAATGATAGAAAAAGTTGTCACGAACTATGCACCGATTACACTAGTTGTAAAAGTACGAAGCGATAAACCTCAGAAATTATACTTCACGGTTTCAGATGCATCAAACCCATTTAGAAAGTTCACTGAGCGATGGAAAACTATCCAAGGTGAAGAAACTCTATTTGTTCGTATGCCTCTTTCTCCCGAAGTATCAAAAATAGAAGTTTCCAATACTCCCAATGGAACTTTAGGAAATAGTAATGTAGGTTATGAATTGATTTCTGTAAAGAAGTCGGCATTAGAGCGTAGAATTGATGAGAATGATATTGGAAATTCGATGATTCGGAATTTTGTGAATTTTTCACAAAAATTTTGTTTTAATGTATCAGATTTGGATGTAAACAAGACTTATCGGAGCGATGACGGCAATTTTTTCATAAATCTAGTTTCTACTATCAGAAAAGAAAATGGGGTGGAGTTAACAACTCCCGCACGTATTGGAAGAAGAACGGGTACTATTCAAGTAAGTAAGAAAGCCTTTTTGAAATTTACTATCCCTATGAGGATGGCAATTTTATTACACGAGTTTTCTCATTTTTACTTGAATGAAAAAATTGATGATGAAATGGAAGCAGACTTGAATGGCTTATTAATTTATTTGGGTTTAGGATACCCAAGAATTGAGGCTTATCAAGCATTTTTAGAAACTTTTAAAGAAAAACCAACTCAACTTAATAAGGCTCGTTACGACTTGATTAACAAGTTTATCAATGACTTTGAAAAGATGAATATAGTAATAGAATAATATGGCAGTTACAACTTGGAATAGCGTTCCCGACTACGATGAATGGGGTAGAGATAGTTCTTGGAATTGTGGCGATTGGGTACAATGGCATAAACTATTAAAGACCAAATTCGGAGCAGAACGTGCAAAATATATGTGGGAGTTCGCTTATTCACGTGGTACTGAATTTGCATCTCATTACGATTGCAGAACATTTGATTCTGATTTTCGTGCTTACGTTTCCAAAGAGGGCTTAGACCCTTATAAAAATGCAGGTTTATTTAAACTTGTTTTAAAGCCAAGCGGTTCTGCATTTGACGTTGTAGATAGTGCATCAGAAGTAGTAACTAATGTTGCTCAATCTATTGCGGATATATTTGATGGTAAAGGCGTGAATGTAATAAAAATAGGTATTTACGCACTAGTATTAGGTAGTGTTGGTTACATTGGATATAGAGTATATCAAAAAGTACAATAATGACGGACAATACTAAAAAAATATTGCTATATAGTTCTGTTGCGGTTGTAATAGGATTAATTATATTGGTGGTAAAAAGAACTAGTGATGCTTCGGCTCTAAAAAAAGAAATAGAATCGAAAGCAGACAAGGACTTTGAAGCACTTTGGAAAAAAGTTGATGCATCTAAAATATAATGAAAAAGTATTTGCCATATCTTATTCCAATTGCTATACTAGGTGGTATAGTTTTATTTGCTTTCCGAAAATCGGACAAGCCTAATGTTACATTTGGTGGTGAAGAATCGGAAGATACTGAAAAACAGAAAGTAATTATACCCGAAGTGGATTCAATTATGAAATTATCACCATCCGAAGCCACAAAAGTAATTAAGAACAAAAAAATCTTAACTAAAACATCTACAACAAATTTAAGAACTCAACCTTATGTAAACGATGGGTTTATAAACAACTTATTTGATTTTGTTGAAGGAGAGGGTAAGTTATTAGGTGAAGCAGTTGAAGTAGCATTAGATTCGGGCTCTATGATGAACCCAAACACTAAAAGACCTTATAAATGGGTGAAATTTAAATTGGATAGAAACTTATACGATGAACTTCAAAGTAAAAAATCTTTCTTAACAAGAAATACTTCATTTATACAATATTATCCTTGGGTAAGAGAAGATGTAATTAAATTTTAAAAATGAAAAAGAACACTAAAATAATACTTTCCGTCTTAGGAGTAGGTGTAGTTATCACCGCTATTGTTTTAATAGTTAAAAAGAAAAAAGACGAAGACCTAAAAAAGAAAATTTTAGGCGCGGGTAATACTGAAGAAGATATTTTAAATAAAGATTTAGAATCTTACGATAAATATTTTTCAACTTCTTTTAACCCAACTGAATTAGCAAAAACAGATGCTGCTTTTAAGACCAAAGTCGAAACTCTTCAAACTAAATTAAATGAATATATAAAGGCAAAAAAAATAGATTTGCCCGAATTGAAAGTTGATGGTTTGTTAGGTAGAAGGACAATGAGAGCAATTGTTTTTGTTTTTGGAGATAGATTGTTACCTTTAAAGTACGAATCACAAATTGATTATTATATAACCCAACTTAAATAAAATGGAAATAGACGTTTTTTTCAAAAATGACGATATGTCTTTCGGATTTACGGGTGAGCAAAGCCCCCGTAGTGACGAATATAGTTTTTCCGACAAAGTGGAATTTGGTTTCCCCAATGTTGATTATTCTTATGCTGATGGCTCTAAGCAAAATGAAGCCTATGGATGGTCAATTGGAGGATTGAAGGAAGAAGATAAATCTAATTGTGAAGTATTAAAGGCTACTATTGCTGCAATTGAAGATGCAATTACCGCTGATAAAAGGGCGATGGTTGGGGCTAAGAAAGCAAAAAAAGAACAACTACAAGCCTACATAGATGGACGTACACGTGCTTTAAATGAGTTAAAAGCATTCTACGATAAATCTCAATGTGAGTTAAAGTTTGCGCAAAAAGCAGAAGAAGATTTCCAATCACAATTAAATAAAATTCTAGGGGCAAAAAGTGATAGCAAAGTAGGTATGTACGTGCTTATTGGTGGTGTTGTTGTTGCCGTTGGGGTTTTAGGATTTTTTATTTATAGGAGATACAAAAAATGAAAATGACTTGGGCTAATGCCGATGGTTTTCAAGTAGCATCGAGAGATAATCTTATGATGCTAGAAACCGATAACTTTTTAGGGGCTGATGGAGATGCAAGTTTAGGAGATTTTAATCAACGTCAAAGTGATGCGACTAAAATTCTTCGTAGAGCATTCGACAATTCAGATAAAAAATGGGATGCATTTACCGCTCCTTATGGTTCACAAATTGATGCTGCTAGGAATAGTTATAAATCCGCTTTCCCATATAATATTAAACTTAGTTTGGACGAACTTCAAACCATAAGAAAAAAGTTTGATGCAGACAAAATAACTTGGGAAAATCAAAAAGACCAAGAAAGGGGAAATGTAAGGGCGAAAACTTTTGGAATAGGTGTATTAAGTGCTATGTTGCCAACTTTGGTTTTAAACAAAGAAGAAATAGAAATTTTCAGACGTTCTTCCAAGGCTAGAGCAAACATTGAAGCGTTAAATCAACTGAGCAAAGAACTTGACAACATAATTAAGTTGAAAGAAGAGCAAGTGAAAGCAGAAGAAGAAAAAAAATTAGCAGAAGAGAAAAAAAGACTTGCTATGGAAGAGGCTAAAAGAGCGGCTGAAACGGGTTCTCCCGTAGCACCCCCAACGGGTAGTAGTGGGTCTGATGTACTTGGTGCATTAGGTGGTGGTAAATCCAACAAAACATTATTGTACGTAGGTATTGGTGTTGCAGTATTAATTGTAGGTTATTTTGTAACTAGAAGAAATTAATATGAGAGACAACTTTTTTTATGCTGATGGCAATGAGGATATTGGTTTGAAACTTGAAGCCGATGTTGCTCAAGCAAAAACTTTTGGTTTAAAATTCAAAGAAACTTTTTCCCCCGAAGTTCAATCTAGCGTAGATGAAGTTCGTGGTAGAGTAGAGCGTTTAAATGCACAAGAGCCCGTTGTTTTGGGAGTACCTAATTCAATAGTGTATTATTTTTTAGCAGCGGGTGCTTTATATGTAGGTTACAAATTATTATTTAATTGATGAAAGCAAACAAAATTCTTTTGATTACGGGTGCTACACTTGCGGGTGCGGCTATTGCGCGTTATGTATATCGCAACGTATTGTTAGCGAACCAATGGGACTTTAACGTAATTGGATTTAGAATAAACAAATTAATACCAACTGCTGAAGGTGTAGTTACTTTGGAAATTATAAACAAATCAAACTTCACTGCAACCATTAAGGATATTGATATTTTAGCGTTTACGGGTGGAGTTAAATTGGGTTCTATAGTCGAAGCCAAAGAAACCACTATTGCACCTAATTCAAAATCACCTATTTCGTTCACCATTAATTTTGACCCTAAGAGTTTAATTAGTGGATGGAGAACAATCGCTGCAAATGCTTTAACCTTGAAAGATATACCAATGGATTTTGTTGGAAACTTCAGAATCAAAACTATTTTCGGATTTACAAAAGTGCCCGTAAGATATAGTACAAGTGGAAGAGAGTTAAAATCTCTTTACGATGAATACTATGCTTAGTGTATATTTGTAAAAATGTTAAAATAGTATGGTAGGTGAAATGTTTGGCGAAAAAATCGCAAAAGACTTCGCAAAAGGAGTTGCTAACTTCGCGAAAGAATTAGGTGTTTCTGAAAAAGATGTTCAAATCAGATTGACTTTTGGGGATAGTGAAGAAGCCCCAATTAATTATCAATTATGTAATTCTTGGAAAATCGTTCGTGACACGCATTACAAAGAAATTATGGGTCTGAAACTAGATATTCTAGGACAAGAAGGCTTAGTAGTTCCATACATTTATAAGAGTATGGCAAACAACACAACCAACTTGCAAATAGACCCTACTGCATTTAGTGCGTTTCTTTATAAGAGAGAAGACAATAAGGTAGGTGTGGCTATTTTCGATGGTTCACAACACAAAAAGATTACTACCATTAACGAACTTCTTTCCGAAGGTTAATTTTTTTATATTTATGATTTTTACTAAATTGCACACTCTAAATGTGTAATATATGAATATAATTTTTCAAATAGATGGTGGTTTAGGTAAGTGTATTATTGCCACCGCAATTTGCCAAACTATCAAGGTTCAACATCCCGAAGCAAAACTTATCGTTGTTAGTGGATACCCCGAAGTTTTTTTAAACAATCCTTACGTTGATAGGTCATTCGGATTCGGAAACATTCAATATTTTTATGAGGAATATATTCACAATAAGCCTTGCAAAGTACACGCTCACAATCCCTATTTTGAGATTGCCCATATTCAAAAAACCGAACATATCCTTAAAACGTGGGCAAAACTTAATGGGTATCAATACAACGGAGAATATCCCCAAATTTACCTCACACAAAGGGAAATGGAATTATATTCTCAAAAGTTCGTCTCGGATAAGCCGTTGATGGTTATTCAGACAAACGGGGGTGCACCAAATCAAGAAAACAAATATTCTTGGGCTAGAGATATTCCACAACAAACGGCTCAGAAGGTAGTAGACCATTATGCCGAAAAATATTTAGTATGTCATATTCGTAGAGAAGACCAACCCGCTTTGAATAACACGGTGATGGTTTCCGATAATTTCCGTGCTATGTGTGTTCTTTTAATGATGGCACAAAAACGCCTTTTGATTGATTCATTTGCTAACCACGTTTGCGCTGCTTTACAACTTCCCTCCGTGGTTTGTTGGATTGCCAATGCCGAGGGTGTATTTGGATACGACACACATATCAATATTCAAGCGAAAGATTGGACTAAAAAGCCCGAATTGCGTAATGCTTATTTGGGTATGTTTAACATTACGGGAGACCCATTAGAAATGCCCTACAATAGTTCCAACGAAATATTCGATGCGGAAACTATTATTGAGGCTTTAGAAAAAATTTAAAATGTATGGTAGATAAAATATTTTTCAATTCGAGTTTGCCTCGTAGTGGTAGCACGTTGTTGCAAAACATTATGGCTCAAAATCCCGACTTTTACGTTACTCCTACTAGTGGAGTTTTTGAGTTGTTGTATGCTGCCCAAGCCAATTATAGAAATAGCCCCGAATTTAAAGCCCAAGATACAGAAACTATGGAAAAGGGGTGGAAGGCTTTTTGCCACAATGGTATGTTTGGCTTTTTCAATGCCATTACGGACAAAAAGTTTGTAATGGAAAAAAGCCGTGCTTACGGAATACATAGAGACTTTTTAAATTTCTTTTATCCCGAACCTAAGATTATTTGTATGGTTCGCGATTTGAGAGATGTTTATTGCTCTATGGAAAAGAATTTCCGTAAAAATCAGCATTTGGGAAACAATATGGTAGACCACGCTCAACTCATTGGTACTAGTACCCCAAAACGAATTGATGTTTGGGCAAACGGACAACCCGTTGGTATGGCTATTGAAAGGCTTTCAGAAATTATGCGACAAGGCTACGATTCAAAAATACTTTTTGTAAAGTTTGAAGACTTGTGCATAAACCCCGATACTGAAATGCATCGTATTTATGAGTATTTAGGGTTGCCTTACTTCCAACACGATTGGGATAATATTGAGCAAATTACTCAAGAATCAGACGAAGTTTATGGAATCTTTGGAGACCATACTATTCGCACTAAGTTAGAAGTCGTTCCTAGCACTGCTAAACAAGTTTTAGGTCGAGATGTTACTGATTGGATTTGGAATACTTACAAATGGTTTTTTGACTATTTTAGATACACAAAATGATAAACTTAAAAGATAATAAAGTAGTTTTAGTTAGGAGTAACGAAAACTATCCCGAAAACTCCGATAAGAAATATATTTTCACCATCGGTGAAATTGCTGAAGTCGAAGAAGATGAAAACTTACAAGCAATTGTAAATGCAGAAGTTTTTTTAGTAGATGCTATTAATAGCGATGGTGCTATTGTTTTGACTTGGAGCGGTATAAGTCCTAATGGCTTATATAAACACCATTTCTTATTTGTAGGAAAATCTTTTGATGTTGTTCAAAACGAGAATGCAATTGTTGGAATTATTTCTAACCAAGAAGTTGAAGAAAAGTCTGAGGAAACTGAAGAAACAGAAAAAGTTTCCCAAGTAGAAGAAACTCCCGAAACCGAAGTAGGTAATGAAGAACCTCAAGCGGATATGGAAGTAATTAAAGATGAAGAATAATGATAATAGTTTTCTTTGGACAACCCCATAGTGGAAAATCAACTTTGAGTAAGTTGTTATTTGGACACCTTAAATCAAAGGCTAACAAACCATCAGCGCATTTTATTGATAACGATAAATTTCGGTTGTTGTTTAAAGACCAAGACTATTCTAGGAAGGGGCGATTGAGAAACCTTAAACGTGCTAGTGAAATGGCATATTATGAATGTTCACTCAATCGCTACGTCCTAATTTCTTTTGTGTTTCCTTATGCGGAAGCAAGGCAATATATTGAGTCGTTGGGAAAGCAAGTAAAGTGGATTTACCTTACCTACGATGTAAAAGAAAAGAGGGGTAGAGAGGCTTTTCATTGCGTTGATTTTGAAGAACCAACCGAAATAGCCGAAGAAAATCTTTTATCAGTAAATACTTCCGAATTTACCGAAATGGAATGTTTACGAAAGATTGTTAGTTTTTTGAATTTGTAACAAATGTAAAATGTAAAAATATGGAAAAGAAAAAATATGCAATGTATGTAGGTCGTTGGCAAGTATGGCATAGTGGTCATCGTTGGCTAATAGACCAAAATTTAAATCAAGGTATTCCCGTACTTATTGCGGTTCGTGATGTTGAAAAAGACGAAAAGAACCCTTATAGTGCGGAAGAAGTTCGTTTGAACATTATGAAACAACTATATCCATTAATTAATGAGGGTATGGTTAAAGTAATTATTATTCCCGATATAGAGAGTTTCAACTATGGTCGAGATGTAGGATATGAGGTAATAGAACATATTCCACCATCGGAAATTGCTGAAATTAGTGGGACTAAAATTCGCGAACAACTTAAAAATGAAAAGGGCGATTTATAAGACGATTACTTATAGAATAGTTGGCTCACTTTCCACATTTTTTATTGCTTATATTACTACTAACAGAATTGATGTTGGTATCTATATGAGCATAACAGATTTGCTTTGGAAGCCAATTTTATACTTTGGACACGAAATTATTTGGTCTAAATTACCTATAAAGTAGAATAATTTCTTATTAGTTGTTAATTCGGTAAATTTGCATATACCTTTAAAGTAGATGCAAAAAGAACTTGCTTTAACAACTACATCCCTTTGGACTTGGTTTTTACGAATCATTATGGGGATAGTTTCTTTCCTTGTTATATCACTTTATCAAGATATAAAATCCTTGATGAGCGATATAAACGATTTGAAAGTTATGGTTGCTGAAACTAAAAAAGACATCGAATACCTTAAAGGTGATTACGTTGATTTCCGTGGAGAAACCAAAACTAGACTTGTAAAATTGGAGGAACGAAAATGATAGACCCCGTAACACTTGCGGCACTTACGAAAACTATTTCAGACACCGCGGTAGGTGTATATAGTGCTAAACAACAAACTAAACTTCAAGCCGATTTGGCTTTATTGAACGCGGATGAACAAAAAAGGTTGCAACAACAACTTTTAACCGCTCAAGACAAGCAATCGAAATTGGCTTTGATTGAAAATGCAATAAAATCTAAGCAACGCTCAGAAAACTTGCCAATCTATATTGGTATAGGTTTGTTGGTAGTTGGTGTAGGTGTTGCATTATTCTTTGTTTTGAGAAAAAAATAATATGAATAAGGACTTAAAAGACGGATTAATTATTATCGGTATTGTTGTTTTAGGGGTTATAATTTTATTGCCTCGTAAAAAAGGTATTACCGCTCCACAAGAAGCCGAATCTTCAAAAGTCAAGCAAAAAGAAAACGCTCGTATTATTTTGGATGCTTATTTAGATGCTATAGATGCAAAAGAAAGCGCATCCAATTTGGACAAGTTGAATTCAATGTTCGTTGAAGAATATAAAATGAAAGTTGTTCGTACAAAGGACGGAAAATTCGTTGCTCGTACTTTGAGTGGCGAAGACGTTTTGATGGTTAAGTAATGCCTAGTATTGCACCCATAATAAGCGTAAATAGTTCTCCCGTAGTTGAAGTTAGGGGAGCAAGTGGTATTTCTTATGACCAAATAAACGCTTCAATAGGTCTTAACTACGATTATTTATTATACAACATTTATCAGTCTACTTCTAGTATTTCTCAATTATTACAACCCGTTCGTCTAAGAAAATTCAACAAATTCGGTGATAAAAACGAAGTGAATTTACAGATGATGGTTGACCCCTATCAAGACCAAGCAAGTTTAAATCAATCTATGTTTGGCTACGATTATGCGTTCGATTCAAACAACGCATTTTTCGCGAATATAGAGGCAAACACCACTGTGGGTTATAGAATTGAAGTCGAAGAACAAACGGCTCAATCAATGTTTAATGGAAACACTACAATCAATGACATAGAGTTCTTCAAAGAGTATATTAGTGATTTTTAACTTATATTTGAACTTAAACTTTAATTTATAAAAAAATGGCAATCAAAATTAACAAACCATTAACTACTTCTGAGGGATTCACAGTTAATGAAACATTCGGATTTTTAGGTATATACATCCTAAACGATTCTTGGGTTAACATCGCTTACTTTAAGAGTGAAGCAGATTATTTAGCGGGTAAACAATCCTTGAACATTCCCGAACTACCATCTCGTTGTGGTTTGGAGTTGGATGCTCAAGAGTTTTGGAGTACCGATTTAATGACAAATATCCACGACCAATGTATTACTCAAATTGAGGCAGTTATTGGCGCGGGTACTTGCTCTATTGTAACCTTAGAACCTTAATCCTTACTATGCCAACTACTACCTTTCAAGGATATAATGCTCAAGCATTAACTCCCGATGATAATAACGATATTACCATTGGGGGTACTTCTATTGATAACTTGGAAAATGGTGTATGCTTATATGTTGGTACGGGTGGAGATATTCAAGTTACAATGCTGAGTGGGCAAATAGTTACGTTTGTAAACGTACCTAACGGCTCTTTTATGCCCATCCAAATCAAAAAATTATGGTCTTCGGGAACGGGGGCATCTAACATTTTAGGCTTATACTAATATGCCAATAGTCATTGCTATGGGAAATTGCATAGGGTGGGTTGCAGTTGATGCGGATTCACCCTTGGAATTTTCATTTTTATTGTGGCAAGACCCAAACGATATTCTCCTCATCGACAATGGAGGAGGCAAGATTTTATTATTTGAACCATAAATTATGAGTACTAACAAAACCACGGGCGCATTACCTTTATTATCGAGTGCGCAAATAAAAGGATGCTTTACTATGCCCATTTGGGATAGCGATGCACAAACTACCAAACAAGGTTGTATAACTGATATATTAGCGGGAGTTTCATCCCTTTATATTTTAGGTAGTGGGGCTAATTCTACAATTCGTTGTGGAGTTGGCAATAGTGCTATTGGGGCGTTTTCAAATTCTTTAGGTGGTCAGAATAATTGCTCGGCATCTATATTCTCATCAATAGTTGGTGGTTGTGGAAATAGGTCAACGGGGTATGCATCATTTGTTGGAGGTGGTACTAATAATGCTGCTTGTGGAATTGGTAGTTTAGTAGTGGGTGGACAAGGCAACTCATCCACGGGAAATTGTAGTGCGGTTGTGGGCGGTTGTGCGAATACTGCTAGTGGTGATTATTCATTCATAGGTGGTGGTAGGGGTAATAGCGCGACTAATCAACAATCATTTGTCGGGGCAGGTTTTTCTGTTACTAATGCAGGTGGTAGAAGTGTAATTGGAGGTGGTTTAACAAATTCTGTTACTGCTAATTGTAGTGTATTAGTTGGAGGTAGGGATAATACTCTTAGTGCAGGATACGCTTTTATAGGTGGTGGAAAAAGCAATGTATTAAGTGGTACTTCATCTGTAGTTGTAGGCGGAGCATCTAACAATGCTAGTGGAGCGTGTTCTTCGGTAATAGGCGGTCAATGTAACATCGCAAGTGGAACTTGGAGTGGAGTAGTAGGTGGTTTATCTAATTGTGCTATATCCGTATTCTCTAGCGTTGTAGGTGGATGTGGAAACATTGCTAGTGGATATGGTTCTTTTGTAGGTGGTGGAGTGAATAACGTGATAGTAGGATGTAGCCAATCATCAGTAATTGTAGGTGGTGTTAATAATTGCATTAATCGTTTTGGAGGAGGAATTTTTTGTGGCACTTTTATTGGAGGTGGTCATAATAATTTAATTTGTCAAACTAATGATAGGGCTTGTTTTGCTACGATTGTTGGAGGGTTTTGTAATGTAAATCAATCGAGAGGTGGATTCATAGGTGGTGGATGTTCAAATAATACGGGGTCGGCTTATGCATCTGTTATTGTTGGTGGTACAAACAACACTTCTAGTTCTTCGTGTTCATTTCTAGGTGGTGGTACAAACAACACTTCTAGTTCAAGTAATTCATTTGTAGGTGGAGGGAATTCAAACATAGCATCGGGTGCTTATTCTGTTATAGTAAATGGATTTGAAAATAGAGCGAGTGGTGTAAATTCTTTTGTTGGAAATGGTTGTCGTAATAGTTTTTTTGGTGCAGTTTGTGGTAATTATACATCAATTGTAAATGGTGAATATAATCGTGTTTGTGGTATTTATGCTTTTACAGGAAGTGGATGTTATAATTATGCTTGTGCTGATTACGCATATGTTGGTAATGGTTTGAGAAATTGTGCTACTAACTCTTGGTCATCAGTTTTAAATGGTAATTTTAACTGCGCTACATCTGTATTTAGTAGTGTTGTTGGAGGATGTGGAAACAAAGCCTTAGGGTATGGTTCCTCTATAGTGGGTGGCGTAAATAATTGTATTTTTTTAACAAGTATTTTTGGTGCAATAGTTGGTGGAGAGAATAATAGAATAGGTTTTGTAAATCCAGCAAACCATCAATTTATAGGTGGAGGTAGTGGTAATATTGCTTGTGAATGGTGTTCGGTTGTTGTTGGTGGTACTTTCAATTTAGCGGGTGCAAGAAGGTCTTCAATTGTTGGAGGATGTAATAATGTTACTACTAATCTCGATTCCTTTATTGGTGGAGGTGTTTCTAATACAACGAGTGGATTACAATCAACTATATCGGGCGGATTTGTTAATATTTCAAGCGGAAATTGTTCGACTGTAATTGGTGGTCAAGAGAATCAAGCAACGGGTGGTCATAGTAGTGTTTTAGGTGGTATTAGAAGTTGTGCTACTTGTGACTATTCTACGGCAAGTGGTTTTTATGCAAAAGCAACTGCCGCATATTCTATATCTTTAGGAGGAAATAGAAGTTGTGCCATTGGTGAATGTTCATCCACTTTAGGAGGAAGATGTAGTATTGCAAGTGGAATTGGTAGTACGGTATCGGGAGGATATGCCAATAGGTCTTGTGGTGAGGTATCTTTTGTCGGAGCGGGTGGTTTAAATTGTTCGATAGGAAATGCATCGGGAATTTTAGGAGGTCAATTAAATCGTGCACTTGGAAACTTTTCTTCCATAGTAGGTGGGTTTAGCAATTGTGCTTGTACTGATGCCTTCATTGGTGGAGGAAACAACAACCTTGCTACGGGTAGTGATTCCGTAGTTGTGGGTGGTCAACAAAACTGCGCTACATCAACATTTGCTATTGTAGTAGGTGGTTGTGGTAATAACGCGAGTGGGGGTTTGTCTTTCGTAGGTGGTGGTAGTGGTAACATCGCTTCGGCTTGTAGAAGTGCGGTTGCGGGTGGAGACCAAAACACGGCATCGGGAAATCCTTCATTCATTGGTGGTGGTTTCTTAAACGTAGCGAGTTGCGTTTATTCGGGTGTTGGTGCGGGTCTTAGAAATTCGGCTTCATCAAACAATGCTTTCGTTGGTGCGGGATTTTGTAACATCGCATCTTCCGACAATACATTTATCGGGGGTGGTTGTTGCAACGTCGCAAACACTTCATTATCCGTTGTAGTCGGAGGTAAGTTAAATACGGCATCGGCTTTATATACCAATATTTTGGGAGGTCAATCGAATACCGCGTGTGCGAACTACGCAACGGTAGTGAGTGGTCTTTGTAATACGGCTCAAGCGAATGGTTCGGTTATTTTAGGTGGTGACCTCAACGTAGCCCAAAATAATTATGCGGGTATTTATGGTTGTGGTATAACTTCTGCTTTAGATTGTGCTTGGCACGTTAACCGATTAGTTATAGCAAACGTACCTACATCAAGTGCGGGTTTACCCGCGGGTGCGGTATGGTCAAATGGGGGTGTGCTTAATATTGTATAATGGCTCGTAAACTGATAAATATAAATGTAACCAACACTCAAAATTTTCTTTTGAATGTTTCTTTATTTGGTGGTTTACAAGACCCTAATAGATTTAGTGCCAATGCTAATACACTTTACACTTGGGATACAAGTGGGGTAAACTTTTCTAATAACCCTACATTTAGTATTCAAGTAAAGAAAGCAACCGACCCTACCTTTATGACTATGAGTGGAAATATGTACAATTCATTTACGGGGCTTATTGCGGGTTTAAATAATCTAAATATCGGAATGTTTTGGTATGAGATATTGGGTAGTTTAACCACTGTGTATGCTAGTTCTGATTACTACGTGTTTGGGAATATAGACTTTCCTAATTAAGAAAAAAGACTACCGAAGTAGCCTTTTTTATTTGCGAAGAAACAGTTCTTAGCGAACGCTAAACAATAAACATACTAGAATCAGTATGACAATTCAAATTTAGGATAAAGTTTGATAAATACTTCCTCTTTTTTCTTCAATGGTTACGATGGGATTATTGTTCTCATCTAAAATCATATTTCTACCGCCCTCTAATGCATCGTCCATTTTAATTGCTAATTGGCAATAGTAGTCTTTATTCATCAACTTAGACAATTGCTTCAGTACTATCTTCTTTAACATCCACATATTGCCGTCTTTTTTGTCATTGTAGTAAAGTTCGTTGGGGTTCTTGAGCATTTCTATGTTCGTGTTGATTTCTTTGCGTGACATCACCTTAAATTCCTTTATACCATCCCCATAGTTTGCTACGCAATAGATATGGGTCATTGATTCGCTACTGCGAAGTTCGTCTTTGGGTTTGTGAAAGAGTTTTGGGGTCAATCCTAACTCATAATCAAATTCATCTCCTTCGCATACCACTTCGCAAGAAATGGTTCTTAAACGAACATCGCGTAAAAGTAATGTGACTAATCCTTGGTAGCCTATTACGGGTTTACATACGCCCTTAAATGGGATTAAAAAGATTTGCCCGATAGTTTCACTCGGCATCAATCCTATCTGAGCGGCAAAAATGATAGAGGCAAACAAACTGCTTGGGTTCACGATAAAAACCTCCATCAACTTTTCGTTCTTCTTAATTTCACTCAAAACAATCTGTTTGAATTGGGTGCTACTAATGTTGTGAGCCGATAAAAGTTCCCGAAACACTTGCGTTTCGTATAAACTCAATTGGTTCGATAATTTGGTTGAAATTTCCTTGTTCATCGCGTTTTGAGCAATTCAATAGCCTTCTTGTAAATTCTTTCTTCTTCCAAGTCTTCGGGAGTAAATCCGTACTTGTTCATTTTGGTATCTAAAGTCAAAAGTTTAGATTCTAAAATGTTTCTAACTTGAAGTTTAGTGTGCCTTGACAAGAGGTCATCTAAAATTTCTTCTGCTTTCATTTTTTTACTTTTAAATATATTTGATAGGTTAGTTCAATATCGTATTGAGCATCGTGCAATTTGCTTTCATCTACTTCTATTCCTACTTGCTTTGCAACGCTACGTAATTTAAAATCAGACATCTTATGACGCTCGTTTTGTAAATGGTCTGAGGCTAATGCAAAAACATCAATAGAGTTGCTCCAAAAGTAACTCCCATAGTATTTATCATCACAATGTTTAGTGACAAACTCACGGAAGAAATGGTTGTCAAAACTTAAGTTGTTGTACCCCACTAAAATGTATTTATCAAATCGGTCAAACCTATCTACATATTTGGTGAACAACGCAAAAAGTTTTGCGTAAACTTGTTTAATTGGGGGATAGGCTAAAACTTCCTCTTGGGTTTTGTTCGCTATTGCTAATGCGGCTTCGTCTATTATCGCTCCGAAGTGTGGTTGTACCTTAAATTCAAATCGTTCTCTCACTTGCCCATCGACTACAATCATTCCCGAAATTTGGTGTATTGCATTTGTCTTGAAATTCAGACCCGTTGTTTCTAAGTCGTAAAAAAATAGTTTAGCCATTATTTAATTGATTTAAAAATTGTTGCATTTGTTTAATACCCTCTTCAATAGTTTCTGTATCGAAATTTTGCTTTCCCGTTGTGTTACCATTCCTAAATTCTATTGTAGAGATAACTTCAACTTTATCTGTAAAAATGCTTCTGTTTAAAAAAATGTGAATACTTTGTATTTTATCTACTTTAAAAGGGTCTAAATAAGCCGATGGTAATAGTTTTTTGTGTTCTAACATATTAATAATAAATTGTTTTAATAGTTGGTAATATTTGTTGTTTGTGGCAACTATCAGCCAAATAGCAGTTGTTGCATCTATTCAGACTAGGACGGGCAATCCAAGAATCACTTGCAACTAATTCTTCAATTTCTAATTGAACATTGCTAATCATTGATTCGTGTTTTATATACCGCTCGTATGAGTTTACTTGTTTGAAAATACGAACATCCCTTGGGTCTTTAGAATTGAAAACCCAAAAGAAAAAATCAACGGGTTCTTCTAAAATCGTTTCCGCTAATTTAGTGTAGTGAACCCCTTGAATAAGTATTTTGTCTTTCTCTGATAGAAAGTCTTCGTGCCACCCTAAATCGTTCCACTTATCGTCTAGTAATCCACTATATTTCAAGTCTATTATAGCCTTCTTACCTTCAATTTCCACTAGTAAGTCCGCTACTCCATTAGCCACACCATCATCCATATACCAAGATGTTTCTAGTATCTTTATATTCCAAATTTTTATGAGGGTTTTAAACAGACTTGCACTCGCTTCGGCATTGGCATAAGGGTTCAACATCCGACCCTTTGAATCGTATTCGGCTGATGGTGTTTCTCCACTCTTAGGAAGCGAACCCGTAGCCTTATACTCAAAATAAATTCCGTGTTTTTGTGCCTCACTTGGGGGAGACCATTTCTTATCAACGAATTTAGCCTTTACGACTAATCCGCATTCTTCCCCTTGCTTGTATTTGGCGAAGTCCTTAATAAGACTTTGTGATATTTTTAATCCACCCATTTTTGCTCCAAATAAATTCAACTCCGTTTATATTTTTCTCAGAAACTCCGTCTACCAAAGTTTCGGTAGTTTCTCTAATAACATTAGTAATAGCATAGCCATTGTCTTTGTATCGAGAATCGTTACAAATCTCTTCTAACTTTCTCCTAGCAGATTCTTTGCTACTAGCCTCTATGCTAATTGGCTTTTCTTCTAAGCCATTAAAGTAATATTTGTATCTTTTCATTTAGGTAGTAAGTAAGCCAATTATTGACAACTAATAATGATACCTTTGAATTGCTTACCAAGTGAGCATCGTGTTGTACTAATAGGGCAAGAAGATGCCACCTCTTGCCCTTTTTTCATCCTAACCAACAAACCCCACTAAGCCCTTTATTTCTTCCACTGAATACGAAGTGTGAGTTGATTCAACACCATCATCAGTTTCTTCGCTACCTAGAATAATAGCGTTATTTACATAAGTTCTACCGAAAAGGGTAAAGTAGCCTATTGGCTTCTTCATTAGTCCTTCTTCGTCCACGTAAACCACATCGCCAAACCTAGATTTTTTACTAGGTAGGTAAGTAGCAACTTCGATTAATGAACAATCGTTACCGATTGCGTTGTAGTACCCATTAAGGGATTTTTCTACCTCGATGGAGTAGACTTCTTGTCTCTCAACATCAATTTTAATAGCGTTTAACATCTTGTTTTCCATAAGTACATACAAATATAATAATTATTTTGAAAAATAATCATCAATTCATAGTTTTTTTCATTTTCTTTCCAAATTTGTGTTCGTAAATCACTTTTTCTAACTCCTTAAAGTTGCTCAAGGGCTTGTCTTTTGGGTTAAGTTGGTGATACCAATCTTCAAATCTAGGTGCTTCTTGAATCTGTTGAGGTACGCTCAATGATTTGATAAAAGTAATGATTGCTTTCATAATTTTATTGCAAATGGTTTTAGGTTCGGGTTGGTTGACTTGCAGTAATCTAGTAGTGAATTGTACACTACCACTGCGTGTTCACGGCTATCGCTTTTAGCCATTCCTTTGAAAAACAAATTCAATTCGTTGCTAACTCGATTGTAGCAGCCGAAAGAATATTTTTTCTTGTTCATTACACTATGCTTAATTCTGTAAGGGGTCAAAGTCACAAATGGTTTGCCATCCTCGACAAACTCATTAAATGCGTAATAAAATCCGTCAACTAATATTTCGTCCTTGGGGTTGAAAAGTTTTCTGTTAGATGAAAGAATTTCGTTAACTCTCTCATTTACATAACTATCCGAAGTAACCGAATCAATTACTTTTTGCCACCGCAAAGGGCTCAGTTCCAATTTCACACTTTTTGTTTTCATTATCTTAGAAAATAATCAAATGCAAATTTATACAAAAATTAATCATATACAAGTTGTTTGTAAGAAAAACCTTTCTTTTCTAAAAATTTGTGAACTTTCGCTCGATTCTTTGGAGTATCTCTGTAGTAAATACAATCAGTTCGGTACGCTTCAAAATCTTCACCTAGCATTTTAGCAAGTCTTTGCATAATCTCAAAACACTTAAATCGTATAGCCTTGTACACCAAATGAACCTCCAATTGATTAAATTGAAAAATAGTTTTCTTCGGTTCAATAACTCCTTTGGAATATTTTGAGTAGGCGATATTCCTTCCAAGGATAGCCAATGCAGCAAGTCGGGTTCGTTTGAACTCTTCGCCACTTGCTTTGTCATAAGTGTTTTTTGAAATGTAGCCTTCGTTAAATGCGATTTGCCAATATGCTCCGTTTATATCAGTTCCCGTAATATCACCAAACGAATCGTCATAGTTGTAATTAGTTACGTTTGTCGGAAACTTCTTGGGCATTTTCCACTTGGGGTTATTGCGTAAAAAGTTTTCTGCCTCTTGCTTTACTCTACCGAATAGCCACAACTGATTTGGGGGGAAACGCTTATCCCCTAAATTTGGGTAAATCATTTCCATATTATCGCAAACAACTATGGTAATAAAATTCGTTTCACGCACGTAGAAATCTTTTTTCTGTTTCTTCAACCGCTCAATAAGTAGTTTGGCATCCTTGCCTCCCTTGAATCGAGTTTCCTCAATTACAAGTAAATCTTTTTTATTCCCGTACTCCATAGCCTAAATCTTCTTTTAATTCGTCTTGTCTTTGTAATCGCTTCAAATATTTTTCACCCCTAACTTCGGGATACTTTTCTTGCAACTTCGCTCGTGTCCTTCGTATGGTTTCAAAGTGAGTAACTTCACCATTAACCATTTTACGGAAAAGTGTTCTTGAAGAAATGTTTTCCAATTCGGAAACATCCTTAACTCCTAACTCTTGTTTCCAAAACAAAGCAACCAACAACATATCGTTATCTCTTGACTTTTGGTTTGAAATCAGCAAGTTGTAAATCTTGTTCTCGTTTTCAGATGAAAAATTTATCATAGTGCGATAATTATTTTCAAAGATAAACGAAAATAAAATGTAAAATCAAATAATGTGAAAAAGTTGTCTATACTTCTCCACCTTTTTCAAATTTCTCTATTGCTTTTTCAATCAACTTGTTAATATCGGAAATTCGTTTTTTATATTCGGTTTTGTTGTAAATCCCGTCATCATAATCCCTACGGGCTTGGGCTAGTAAATTCTCTTGTCTTTCAAAGATTTTCTCTAAACCTTCCTTGCTTTCAGATGGTTTTTTCGCTTCTTTTTTCTCTTCCTTTGGAGTTTCTTTTTCTTCTTTTTTCTTAGGACGTTCCCTCATCCTTTTTTCTTTTTGACCGCTTTTTTGTCTACGCTCTTTTTCACGTTCTTTTTTTATTTTTAATGCTTTTCTTCGTTGCTCTCTTTTTTCTTCCATCGTTTGTTCGGGAATAGGCTGAAATGCTTCTTCGCCCGAATTAAATGGTGCTATCTCTTGACCATTGATGTAAAGAGTTAATTGCAAATAATAAGAATCTGCATCCCCATCGTCTTTAGCATATTTACGAACTAAAATTTGACCATTCCATTCGGGGGTTGAATCATTCTCTACGAACTCACGAACATTTTCAACAATATTTTTCACCCCACTAGCATCATATTGATATTCTTTTAAGTTAAATATACCCGTACTCCCCATCGCTTGACCCGCATTTATTTCAACTCTCAATCCTCTAATTGGGTCTATTGCTTCTAATTCTGCTCTTAGTTCTGAATCTAAAAAATCATCAATCAAAAACCACGAAATACCCGAAACCAAAGGCAAGGGAATAAGCAAAGGGTTAATGTAATCACCTTTGGGTTCTTTTGGTAGAGTTGGAGTTACACCAATTTTTATCTGATACTCAGATAAAGTTTCATTAATAACCTTTTCTAATTGCTTCTTGGTGAATCTTTTTTTCTCAGCAAACTTGGGAGTAATTTGTTCACGCAAGTATGCGCGAAACTCCTTGTTTTTGCCTTTTAAATTGAAGCCACGGGAAATTAACTCTTCTTTCGCTGCGCGATAAACGCGGAAGTAAAATTTGAGTTTGCGAGATTTTCTTTTAACCATAAGGGAGGGCAAATTTATAAGAAATTACTTTATACCTTGTATAAGTTGTGGAAAAATATTTAAAAAAGTATTGATAGTCAATAAGATAAAATTATTTTTCATTTTCTAGTTAAATAAAACATACACACTCTATATTTGCATCGCATTATTTCACAAGTAATGCACCTTGTTTAACCATCCATAAGGGTTAGGGTGTCCGAAAGGATGCCCTTTCTTTTTTGATGTAAAACAAATATAGTTATTTGGTTATATTTGTGTATGAGTTTTTTCGCACGTCTATTCAATGACCCATTCAAGCCAAGTAGAGGAAGATGGTTGTTTATAGGGGATTCTCAAACGAATTCAATGGCTACTAACTACGTTAATGAATTGCGTAAATTAGTTGGATTTAAAAATTTTAAAATCATTCAGAAAAATGGAGCAACAACCGATTGGATGCTAACTGAGTTTAATAAAGAGTTTGCAAAAGATAAGGGTTGGGATTTTGTAGTTGTATGGGGTGGGTATAACGATATGTACGGAATATTACCTCCACAAAAGGCTCGTGAAAAAGCATTGTCTAATTTGCAAAAAATAAGTGACACGGCTCGTTTTGGTGGTGGGCTTCGTAATGTTGGCTCTATGGGTATCCCCCGTAGGGTTATTGTTGTTAATCTTCATTGCGATGCATACCGCGACAATTCTGTAAGAGATAAAGTGATTGAATCCGAAACTAGCAAATTGTACCGCGATATTCAGACAAAAATTTTGTCTGCTAACTATATTGTACCAACTAGAATAATCACGGGTGGTTGCCCAACTAATGATTCTTTACTTGCTCAAAATCGCGCTCAATTCTGTACCAAAAACGACAAACTTTGCCACTTAAATCCACAAGGAAATAAAGTAATTGCTACCGATATTTATAATAACTTCATTCAGTATTCTAGATAATGCTTAATTCAGCACAAATATCTAATGCTCAACAAATTCGTGCAGCCCTTGAAAAAGTTGGGTTGACCAATAAATTTGTTCAAGATGCAGTAGTAGTAATTGCTTGGAAGGAAAGTGGATTATTCCCACTACGCGAAAATTGTTATAATAGAACTAGTAACGCGGACATTCGTAGAATATTTGGTTCTATTGTTTCTAGTTTGTCTGAAGATGAGTTGTCGGCATTGAAACAAGACTGCGAAAAGTTTTTTAATAAAGTATATGGGGGCAGACTAGGTAATAGTACAACTGAAGGATATAAGTATAGAGGTAGAGGATATGTTCAAATTACGGGGAAATCAAACTATACTACTCTCGGTAAAAAGATAGGGGTCGATTTAGCATCGAATCCCGATTTGCTTTTAGATAGGCAAGTTGGAGCAAAAGCACTTGCTCAATACTATAAAGATGCTGAAAAAAATCCCGTAATTAAAAATTATGGGGCAACTTCTTTAAATGGGTTAAAAGATTTGGACTCGGCATTGAAAGCAATATTTCACATTACTGCGGGTGTTGGGAAAAGTTCTTACTCTTTATTTGTTACTGATTCTACGGGTGGTTGGTCAAAAGTTCAAAAAAACAAAAACACCATCATAGCAGAAACAACCGCAAAGAGTGCTAACTACCTTAACTACATTTTATTGTTAGCCGTAGGGGTGGGTATAGTGTTGTTTGCAAATAAGAAAGTAAGAAACCAATTAGGATTTTTTAAATAGATGAAACCTTATGTAAAAATGTATATGGAGCATTTCAAATATGCTCTCGATGATTTTATTGGCTGCGAAGTCTGTGGGGCTCGTGCAGTCGATATTCACCACATTCATAGACGTGGTATGGGAGGCACAAAAAAAAGCGACCAAATTGAAAATTTAATCGCTCTTTGTAGAAGTTGCCACTTAAATCTAGGAGATAAGAAGCAACATTTAGAATTTTTAGAGAAAAAGCATCAATCTACTTTAAAGTATATAGAAAATCGCTAGTAGACTTATAGAAAGTCAACTTGCTTTTCATTTCTATTCCCTCATTACTTTCTTCTTCAAAATCACAATTATCGTATTTGTTTTTAAACTCTTCAAATTCATCCTTAATCACTTGAGCAACTGAAGAAATGAATAAGTCTTTAGATAAGTTTACTTCGACCATTTGATTATGGGTTTTTAGAATAAGCAATGCGTACATTGCAAATCTGTCCATTTGATAATTGTAGTGGTCTAAAGTAACTGAGTCATCATTGACTAAATAGTACTTTTCATTTTTGTCTAATGAGTTATCAATTTCTTGGAATCCCATTTTGATAACTGCTTTAAATAATTCTTGTCTAATTTCCATAATTTTTGTTGTTAGGTCTAGCAAAGTAAAACCAACATTTTTTAAGTTACAAGTGTTTTTTAGTAAACGAACACTTTTTTGATTAAACCGAATAAAATCAATGGTTTGAAATTTTTTTAAAATATTTTTATTGTTTTTTTGATTATTCTGAAAAATAATCGTAATATTGCATCGTTAAACAATAAAACTTATGGAAATCGTATTCAAAACCAACGAACAAATCATCGCTAAAGCCCCCGCGGTAATGAGCGAAACTCACGAATCTAACTTGTCTAGCAAGTACACTCACATTCCTACTAAACAACTCATAGAAGATATGAGTAAGTTGGGGTGGGGTGTAGTTGATGTTAAACAAGGTATTACACGCAAGGGTAATGAAAACCACAAAAAACATTTGGTTACATTTCGCAATCCCGACTTGAAAATTGCATCAGCCAATGGGGACGATGTGGTTTACCCACAAATTCTTTTAATCAACTCTCACGATGGTAAATCTTCTTTCCAATTCCGTGCGGGTTTGTTCCGTTTGGTTTGTTCAAATGGGTTGATTATTTGCACCGAAGATTTCGGTCAAATGCGAATGAGGCATAGTGGCTATTCGTTTTCACAACTTCAAGGTTTGATTAATGAAATGGTTATGAATATTCCTAACACAATCAAAACTTTGAACAACTTCAAGGAAAAAGAATTGACCGAAGAAGAAAAGGTAGATTTCGCGATGAGAGCAATTCAAATTAGATTCCGTGATGAAGAAGTAAAAGTGAGTACGGAAGATGTCTTGAGGTCAATCCGAAATGAAGACGAATCGAATGATTTGTGGACGGTTTTTAATGTAGTTCAAGAGAAACTTGTTCGTGGTGGTTTTAAATATGTAAATCGTAAAGGTAAGTTACGAAGAGCCCGAAAAATTACTAATTTTGTAAAGGACATCAAAATTAACGAGGAGTTATTTGAATTGGCTAACACCTATGCAACTAACATTTTTTAAAACCATTGTTACGCTTATATTAGTTGGAGTGTTCGTGCATATCGCGGACACTCTTACTTCTCGTGAAGTTTCCAAAATCGAGTATTTAGTAGAATCCAAGGAGAAAGATGGGTATTATGTTCGAAATTACCCATACTTCTCCAATCCCATTTTTTCGAATACTACCTATAAAATTTTATTAGAGGAAAATGTAAGGTTTACGACGGAAAAAGAAAATTACGACAAAGTAAAAATTGGCGATACCATTACGAGAGTAACTTTTAAAGGAAGAATTTATGGTGGGATTAAATACACATATATTTTTAAATGGTAAGTCATATTTCATTAGTGTTTCTTATTTAAACTTTAAGAAATGCTACCGAGTATGGGAGAACGGGATACCCATTAAAAACTACATCCGAATGAAAAATGCTTTGAAATTTATTAAAAGTTTGAACTCTTAGCGCACTTGTAATATACTTAAAATCAAAGACCTCCAATGTGGGGTCTTTTTTTTATCTTTGTTATATGTCAATTACTAAATCGATTGCAAACGACATTGAAGTTTTATCGGCAAATGGATTATCCGTTTTTGTGGACGATAACGATGAGGTGTTGAAATTAAAAGATACAAATGGATTCGTGGAGCCCGTGAGTAATTATTTGGGTTCGGGTCTTTTAGAAAATATAGGAGGGGAAACGGAAATTTACGTAGATGGTACTACGGCTCCAAGTCAATTGAGAACTTTAAAGGCGGGGGCAAATATTTCTTTTGCCGTGGGAGATAATATCGAAGTTAGTGCCGCTAATTCAACGGGCACGGCATTATACTATGGTTCTTTTTACGACACAACTACCCAAACAACAACGGGTGGGGAGCAAAAGGCAATGACCCTTAATACCACCGCTTTAACAAATGGTGTAAGTATTGTTAGCAATTCAAGAATCACGGTTGCTAATACGGGCATTTACAATTTGCAATTTTCGGCTCAAATAATTAAAACGCAAGGAGGTCAATCCGCGGAATTGTATATTTATTTACGTAAAAATGGAGTAAATATTCCCGAAACTAATACTCGAATTACGTTAGCGAACAATGGTCAATATATTGTTGTGGCTTGGAACTTTGTCGAATCGCTTGTGGCAAATCAATATTTAGAATTAATGTGGTATGCTACCGACCAACATATTCAAATCGCAAGAGTAAACAATGTACCCGCATCTATTCCTATGGTTCCGAGTTTGATTGTGACAATGAATAGGGTAGGTTAAATGATTTAATATCAATGGTTTAATCACGACTTTAAAAAAAAAAGTTGTGTTTTTTTATTTATTTTTCAAAATAAGTGTATATTTGTATTACTTATGGACGAAACAACAACTACAATAGTTGCAAAACGTCATTATATGACGGATAGCAATGGAGTACTTTGGCTTATTCAAAAATGGTATTTACCAAAAAATAAAGGCTATTACAAGTATTGGATAGCGGATAGCCACGATGGTAAATATTCAATCAAAGGTGATACCTTAAAAGAAACTCGTAATAAAATTCAAGAATTTGCTATAAACCTCAACGAAGATAAAAAAGCATTTCAAACAAAAATTACCAACCTAAGTGAAAATTCTCAAAAAGAGTTAGCCAATAAAGTTGCTCAGTCTTGGATTGATTTAGAAAAAAAGATGGTTAAGCAACTGATTAGTGAAATATTGGAACCTCCTCACATTACATTTTTTAAGTGGATTAAAACAAAAATCAAAAATTTATTGAGAAGAAAATGATTCGTAAGTTTTTAAAATTCATTGGAGTTATCCAAGAAAAAGAAGGTCAAGAAATGACCATAAATAGAAAAATTGGTGACAAATCTTTTAATGTGAAAAGAAAGTACCGAAGAATTAATCCTTGGCACCCTTTAAGTTACGTTACCATCGTGGTAGCGTTTATCATTGCGATTGTGCTTTTTGGTGTGATAGGTTTCAAAAAAAAAAATGAAGTAGATACACAAAACCCTTTTAAGTGGAGATAGTATGTTAAAGAGTTCGTTGACTTATTCCTTTTTGTGCGATGGATGCGGAGTAGATGCATTTGAAGATTGTATGTTTTCGGGGTGGGGGGATATTCGTTACGCATTTGAAGAAGCCCAAGAGTTAGGTTGGATTACTGATGAAGATGAAAAGCATTTTTGCCCTCATTGCCACGAATACGATGACGATGACAATTTGGTTTTCAAAACTAAGTTCAAGAAGGTCGAAGATATGTTACCGCCTAAAAAAGTGGACATACTTGGGGTTGATGAAAAAGGTAACAAACATTACATTTTCCGATGTGCTTGTTCTAATGAGAAGTGCACCGAATGGAGATGTTCGCTCACGGGTTATGCGGTAATTACTAACATAATCGAATGGGATTATTTAAAAGAACCAATAGATTTTAGAGATAATACAAAATGATACACCAACACGGATTTACGCAACAAGGGTGGGAGTGCCCTAAGTGCGGTAGAGTTTATTCACCGACTACGATAATGTGTTTGAGTTGCCCACAACCTATTAAAACTAATATAACTACTAATACTCCTTGGAATACAGTTACAGTACCAAATGATATTAGTGGGACTACTACTCATACTGCTACCATTTGTTCTGGATTTGTTCCTGATACAGTAAATTCAAGTAGCACTAAATGTATGAAATGTGGTTTGGAAAAATGGCAACATCCTAAAATTACCAATTTATGAGTGAAGTACGAAAAAGCCCCGTTGAATGGTATGCTAAAGAGCATAAAAAATTTAGGGAAGAACCTTGGAAATATGTTAATAATGGAGGTGAGGAGGCAATACTTAAACAAGCCAAAGAAATGGAAGAACTTAGACTGATAAAAGTATTAGCCGAACAATCAACTAAAGAAGCGGCTAAAACAAAAGAGTTGTTAGATTTTCTTAATGCTCAAATTTCCAAAAATAGAAGTTATTCAGCCTCTACAATGTGTCAAGTAATTATTGAATTTATAAAAAACCAACATAACAAATGATTAACGAAACAGAAAAAACCTCAATAGATTTTGCTTTTGAAAAATTAGCAAGTCAAGGATTATTAGTGACAAAAGATTACAAAAATCTTGTAGTATATAGAGAAGCCAAAGAAATGCACAAGCAAGAGGTAATTAATGCGGTTGATGGTTTCCCATTGGCAAATAGAGGATTAAACGGAAGTGACTATTACGAAAAAACATACGGAGGTTAAAATGACACTAAAAGAATGGCTTAAAGATGTCTACTATGCCCCATTTGGGCAATACCTATGGAGTAGACAAGATGAAGAGGGGGGCTCTCAGATGGTAGGTGAAATTAGGGGTTGGGGTGCTATCCAACAATTATTCGGAACACACAAAGAGTGCGAAGAATTTCTAGACCAAATAGGCAAATTCATTGCCGATGCTATCAACGAAAAAGTACAAAGAGATTTTGGAGGTGAACAATGAGACGAGATATTCGACAATTATTATTGTATGTTGTTTTACTTGGGGTATATCTTCTTGTTTATTACGCATTTGGTTTTGAAATAACTGTGATTTCGGGAATTGTGTTTATAATACATCAACAAATAATACAAGGAGATTGACAAATGAGAATGGCAAAAGCACCGCAAGAACACATTGATACGTTGCGTAAATGGATGCAGTTTAACGATGAGTTGGCTACGATTAATCCCTTGAATAAGTTTGAATGGGAATGGTTTTTAAAAGATTGGGAAGAAGATGAAAGATTTATTCCCATAATTAAACATTGTACCGATGATGAAAGATTTAATTGGGAATATTATTGGGATTATTATCAAAGGGAAATAGCCCACATCCACGGTAGAATTTTGATGGGGTATGATGTTTTAGTGGACAAGGTATGTGACCCCGATTTAGATTACTTAGACTACAAACCCGAACTTAAAAAGCAATTTGATTTTTATGAAGAACACCACCCCGAAAATGCAGAACCCTCAAACGATTGAGCCAATTAAAAGTGAAATGGCAAGAGAATATCTTCAAAGGTATTTGAATGCCTCAAATGGAGTTTTGCCTTCACAAGATTTTTTAATTGAAATTAATGATGCAAGGGTCTCCGAAAAAACTTTAACATTCGGATTTTTAGAATTACTTAGAATAGCATACAATTTATAGAAAAAAATAGCCGTATAGAGTAAAAGTAACTCGTGGGTGATGGTGAGTAACAGAGGGGCATAAATGTCCCTTTGTGAAGCCAAAAGACCAAGAAACGGGGGCGGTACCCGTTGCGGCTCTAAATATTAAAATATGGAAAACGAAAAATTTTGGAATGGTTTTATTCTCGGATTGTTTATCGGGGGCATTTTAGGTATAGTGATATTGTATTTAGTCCAAGTAGGGGTTTTATAACAATTAAATAAAATGAGCCAAATAGACTTAGGAAAAGAAACATTCAGCACACTAAGTGTGATTAACGACCCATTTAAGTTTGACAAACTTACAAGCATTATGATTCATTCCCGTGTAGATATGTGGGACGAATCGAAATGGAATCATTCCGCCACTGTAAATTTTAAAAATGGCAATACCGAAGGGATTCAATCTTTTAAAGCGAAAACATTAGATGAATTAATTGTTTTAGTTAGAAATTTTGTAATAGAATTAAACAACAACCAATAAAATGAAAAACCCAATAGAAAACTTAACTCTTGAAGAATTGATAGAGTTACAACACAATCGCGCAAATTCCTTCTGTATTGCAAAAGCAAACGAAAAAGGAGAAATAAAAACTATAGTTGATAATACTAAACATTTTGACGTATTCCAAGAATTTTTATCTTACCTCGTAGAAAATAAAATCACGATTAATCAAAATGGGGTAATGAATTTAAACTACGGAGAAATTGCTGATTTATTAATCCATTATGAAATAATCCATAGAAAAGAGAAAAAACAAGCCCATCAAACGATTTTGGATATTGCTCGTGAAAAAATTTATCAATCTCTTTTAGATTCAAAGCATCCCGCTAATCTAACCAAAAGAGGCGGAGACTATCGAATAGGGTTGGCAAAGGCTATGGATATTATAGAAAATTTGAAAGAAATGGAGAAACAAAAGGCGTTTAAAATATTTGAAGCGGGTCAAAACTCAATGGAGGAAGGTGGAAAATCGTTTGACCAATTTTGGAATGAAATTTACGGAGGCAAAAATGAGCCCACAATTTAAAAAACTCTTAGAAGGGGGCTATGGTAAAATAAAAAAATTGGATGCTATAGAAAAAAACAAATGGAGAATCCAAAACCGAGAACAATTAAGACAACAAAGAAAAGAAGAACTTAAAAAACTTATGGAAAAAGATAAAAAACCAATGCTAAGTATTGAAGAAATAGCGAAGCAAAATAACATTAATTTATTTTTAGGTGTTGAAAAAGAATTAAATAGTGGTTTTTGCTCAAAGGGTAATAGTTTGTGTAATGCCGAAATATACATAGGTAAGTGCGACAACAAAGAGATTGAAACCGCAATTTTCTTTCACGAATTAGGGCACATCTTTCAAAGTAAAGATAATTATTCATTTCCCCATCAGTTCCATTATGAACTTGATGCGTGGATGAATGGTTTACAAATAGGGTATAAGTATGGGTATTTTATTGACCCTAACGTGTTTTTTGAAATAGCGATACCCGCATTAAAAGCGTATAAATCTAATGGTACTGAATATATGACAAACGAAACAGAAAAAACGGCAGTAGAACAGTTTATTGAGCAACTCGAAGAAAAGGGAGATGCAAGAGAAACACCATCAATCAGAAACATTCAATTTAACATTAATACAAGCGAATATATTGAATTAAAAAGACAAGCAATAGAAATGGAGAAAGAGCAAAACAAAATAACTGAGGAAACATCGGATGGCTACCACACTTTCAAGACACTTTACCAAATTAGAAAGGCTTATAACGTAACCTTATTCAATGAATGGGGCACTCAAATTATCAATGAGAAAAAATTAGGTGGCGCGATAGTAAGTTCGGTAAAATATAACGTCCACAAAAGCCGTAGGCATCACGATGGAGAATACCCATTCGGTAAAGACAATTGGTTCATTGTGAGTGCAATGTTACCAACGGGTCAAATATCCAATCACTATACTATAGAAGATTGGGACTTATTCAAAATCCCCGAAACCGAAAAAGCCTTATTCCCATTTGATGGGCATAGTACCGAAGATGTTATCGAGAGGTTATTGAAACTCGAAATACCCCATTTACTAAAAAAAACGTCCATTCACTAAAAAACGATTGACAAACAAACACTTACAATTAAATTCGAACCATAAAACAACACACGATGACCAACGCACAACAAAACTTAGAAAACCAATGCTCCCATCAATTTGGTGACGGCAACGAAATGACCATTGCTCAAAAAATTGAGTTTGTAAAAAACCAAGAACGCGAGAGCAACGAAACGCAAAAATCCGCAGTAGATTCTGTAATTGAGTATTTCAGTCAATATGTTGATATGAAAAAACACGTTGAAGAAATTGAAAAATTCAAAGAAATGGAGATGGAGCAACATAAAAAAACTGCACTCGATTCAAGGAAAACAATCTTTGATTGGAGATATCCAACTTTTGACCAATACTTCAAACACATATACGGAGGTAACAAATGAAACAAGAAATAGAATTATTAATTTTTGGATTGAGTATGCTATTATGGTGGGTAGCATTATTATTGGTTTAAATCAACATACGGAGGTAACAAATGAATAAAAAAACACAACAAATAGACGGTTATTGGGTAATTGGCTTAAATAAATGGAATGCGTCCATTTACACCCAAGAGCAAGCCGAGAAGTATTCAAAAACTTTAATTAATTGCCAAAACTGTATCAATTGCATTTCTTGCCGTGATTGCAGT